TTAAAGGTACCTGCCACGTCTACCTTGTCTTCAACCTGACCCATACCCGCCTGCATCTGGTTAAGAGCACCGGGAACCATCCCGAGATCCGCAAATCGTTCCAGCATCGCTTTACGCTGCTGTTTCATCATCTCCTGCGTTGCTTCTACCGACTCACCAAGTTGCTCTTTGCTTACACCGTATTTTTTCTGAATCATCTCTCTTAATTCAGCCTTACGTTTCTTTTCATATTCCTCACGAAGATCCTCAGGGAGTAACTCAGCCTTCCTTTTGATGAGTTGTTCGCCCTGAAGATACTCCAGCGCTTCTGGTGTCGGTTTTTTGTTTCTCTCAGCAGCCTGCGCTTCTTCGACCTCCTTCTTAAGTTGCTCCACAGGCATTTTGCGTGCTTTCGCAACTTCTGCCATGAGGTTTTCTTCTTGCGCTCTCGCAACCCCCGCTTTCCATTTCACAGGAGTCTTGGCGAGTTCCAGGCGAAACGCTAGCTCCTTCTTCTTTCGTGCGGCCATGAATTCCTTGGCCGCTGCAGTGGCTTCTTTCTTAGCTGGGAGCGCAGCACCACCAGCCGCAGCACCACCAGCAGCACCACCCGCACCAGCCGCAGGAGGTGCGGCTGCTTTCGCTGCTTGTTCAGCTACATCTTTGGCGAGTTTTTCTTTTGCCGCTGCCACTCTCGCTGCACCCGACAATTCCTCTTTAGTCTTCTGCTTAACCGTTTCAGCGTTTTCGTTTCTCTCCTTCTCGGCGACATCGATAATGGCTTTCTTCTTTTCGACTGTGAGATCCTCAGTTGCCCTTTTCTCCTTCTCAAACGCTCCTTTAATGATCATGCCAAGCGGATCACCAAACGGCATCATCAGTTTCTGAGCTAAGCTGGTGCCGACTCCCATGCCGATTGGTATTGCCGCTGCACCTGCTCCTCCTCCCGCTCCTTTTCTGACATTAACTGTTTTACCGACTCTCGCGTCTTCGACCAGACCAAGACCTTTCAGAATTTCATCCAGTGTTGTGTTCCATGCGGCCTTGATACCGTCGAAAACACCCTTAAGCGTTTTGTCGATCTGTTCTCCGATCTGCAGAAAAACCTTGAACGCATACATCTTCATCCCGTCAACAACTTGCTCGAAGTAAAGCCCTGTTTCCGCCCACATCACATCGAGTGCGTCAGCAATGATCTTACCAGCAGCTTCAAAGTCGCCTACCTTCAGTGCGTCGACAACTCCCTGAAATGCTTTTTCAGCGGTGTCCTTGAACGATCCAAAAAGGGTAAGCAAACTGGCTATCGCTTTCTGTCCAGCTTCCGTGTATCTAAAGAACACTACCACTCCTGCCGTCAACGCTGCTGTTACAGCAACTACCGCCGCAGCCACCAGGCCAAGTGGAGTAAAAAGAGCACCGACGATTCCAACCGATGCGCTTACAAGTGTAAGCACAGTGGTTAATGCTGACACCGCAGTACTCACAACGCCAAACGCAATTGCAGTGGCCTTAAGCGCCACACCCACCGCGAGAATGCCAGCAGCCATCTTGGCCCACTGTTTAATGACCTGTGGGTTCTGTTCGATAAGTTTCTGTAAACCACCAGCAACGCCTACCACCACATCTCCAACGGTTTTGAAGGCATTCTTGAGTGCTTTACCGACCACATTCGAGAGACGCTCTCCAGCCGAAAGAGATCGTTCCAGAAACCCGCTCACAGTATTCATGGAATCGGCGTATTTATCAGCGACCGTCTTACCTTTCGTCATTTCGGCATTCATTTTCTGAAGGCCGGGTACACCTTGCTGAATTAGGATCTTGGCGAAATTCAAACCCTCACTACCGAAAATATCAAACACTACCTTAGATTGTGTTTTCTCATCCAACACACCGATCTTTTTGGATAGCTCACCGATAATGGCTTCAGGCTTCTTAAGCTCACCAGCAAGATCGCGGACATGCACACCATACTTTTCAAAGAGTTGAGACGCTTCCTCCGTAGGCTCCTGAATCCTCTCAAGAAAAATCTTTAAACCATTACCTGCACGCGCTCCCTTTTGACCCTGCTTGCCCACAAGTGCGATCGCTGCGGCTGTGTCTTTAAACGTAAATCCCGCATCAGCGCTTGTCCGTCCCAGTCGTTGAATGCTTTCTACTATTTGACCCATTGAGACGCTGGATGAATCAGCAGCCGCAGAGATCGTGTCAACGGCGTCTTTAAAGTTGGTGTCGAAAATCGTCATCACATCCGTTACCGTGGTTGCCGCTGTCTCCATATCGACTTCGGAAACCTTCGCAAACTGAACCACGGCTTCAGCAGCGCCACTCACAGCATCCTTCACATCGATACCAGCCTTGACAAGCTCAGTCAGTCCCTTCGCCACCTTGGCAGGACCAGCACCGGTTGCTTGCGAGATTCTGGTAATAGAGGCTTCCACATCCTTGAGTGCATCGCCTGCAAGCCCAGTGGATGCTTTGAGCTTCCCAATCTCATCGTCATACTTGGAGAACTGCTTCGTAGCCAATGCTAAAGGAGCCGCCAGGGCTAAACCTAGCTTCATTGCCTGAGCACTAAGATCCGAAAAGTGCTTGCCAACATTGTTAACCGCCTTGCCGAAACTATCTACGTACTTCTTCCCTTGGTCCAGACCCTTCTTGAGATCGGTAACCGTAGACCCGATCATAACGAACGCTTTACCTGCTCTAATACCGCTCGCACTCGACAACGATCACCTCCTTCTTCCCCCTCGCTTTCCGGCCTGTTCGACGAGTGCCCACCAGCGATAAGGGTCCATTCCCCGCTGGGTCTTCTTGGGTGAGGATTTATTATGCGGGTGAATGTCTTTGGCCGTGATGATCTTTCCCTTCCTGGGATCACGATTGATATTGTGCTGCTGGGCCAGGATGGCACAAGTATGATTCCAGAGCACAATACTCTTACCCTCTGACATCATGTGGAGTTCGCGGAGAGTGAATGGTCCTGGATCGACCCCGATGAATCCGGCGAGTTCCCAGATTGCTTTTTCCACTCGCTCAGCAGTGAGTCGACGTTGATCTTCTCCACTTCCGTCTCCATTTCTTCCATCATCTTGTCCTGGAGCTTCCTGCTCGTCGTCATGATCTTCCGAATCGCGCTCCGTCTCTTGGGGTCGGGGAAAAAATCGATTAGCTCATCCGTAAACGCCTCCACCGCGAACTGGAGCACATCCCCGCCCATCGCCTTGCCGAAGTCCTCGTCGGAGACATTACGCTTATTCGCTTCCTCCATGCATAGAACGTACAGCACGTCGACAAGAGTGACCATGTCGGTCACGAGCGCGATCAATCCCTCGCATTTATTATCGAATAAACTTAGCAGATCGACCCCTAACAGTGCCTTAACTCGCTTGGCTTGAAAGACACTGATACTGAGTACCCAGGGCCGACCTTCGGTGTCCTTGAAGGAATGCACGAAACCCTCCTCATTAAGGAATCGGAGTGATCGCTCCATTGGGTTGCTGACTCGTGACACGCCCCGGTAAATTGACCGAATCGTAGGCGGGCACTATGGTGCAATCGATTAGCCCAACGTCTTCGAGCGCTTCGGCAACGGAGAACTTCGTGACCTGTCCCATCAGCTGTAGTCCGGTAAGCAACGCAGTTGCTCCGGTGTCGGTAGTCAAAACGTCGCCATCGACATCCAGAATATAGATACTACTGTTGTTGTCGTATGCATCCTGCAAAAATTTGAAACCTGGATCAGCATTGTCATACACCATTTGGAAGTCGAGGCTGAATTCGTTGAGTGTACCGACTTGCATGCGGTACTTCGATCCGCGAATACTGGCATCAGCCAGTGCCTTTTCGTTGTTGCGAGTCACGTCACGACAATCCAGCAGTTCCACCAGATCTGTATTCAGTGGTGGATATGCCGCTGGGGGGATTGTCTTGCCGTAGTAGAGTTTGAAATCTTTGCCGCGAGTCGCACCCATTGGTCTGCTCCCTTCGTGTTAAGCCCTCACTGAATTCGCCCACATCTTCGGAAAGTCCGGAAGAGTTGTCATCAGAGCGGGCTTCATGTAAGGTCGTTTCCTGATCGTTACCGTTCGGGTCTTGCCTCCCTCGGCAGGCACCCGAGACGTTCCGCCTTCCTCCAGAGCTAAGAGCGCACGCGAATCAATGGTGCTGTTCAACTTAGCGGGACCGACGACGACATCCTGCTTGTCAAACTCATAAGCGTAGAACAGAAACTCACGGAGAAACGAGACAGAACGTTTGCGTACCTTGCCAGTTTTTCTTGATACACGGGTTCGAATTCTCGACTTATGAGCGTGCGGCGGTTGACCAGGTCGTGAGGGCTTATCAGAGTAAATCAGGGATTTCTGAGCGGTAGACCTGACCTTGCGCCCCATCTGATTAAGGATCTGGCGATTAGCCTTACCCACGGCCTTCATGACCGCATCTCTGTCGAAGAACCCAGAGAAGTTCATAGTGATCACGTTCGCGGTCTCACTAGCTTGAAATGGATCGTCGCCACGCTCGTAAAGACTCGTTCTTGGTCTATGTGCTCCGGACTGTAAATAAACGGGTTCTCGACGGCCATGCACTGAGCGTATGGAGCGCCCTCCAGATTCTTGCCACGAAACAGGTCGATGATTTGCTCCATGAGCAGCATTAGAGGATCACAGAACTGCTTGATGAGATCGTTGTTCGTCGCTTCATTAGGAAGCTTTTGCTGGAGACCGATGTCAACCAAGTAGGTAAAATCGTCGGCCCGTCTCGCCACAAACTCAGCAGTGAGTGCACGCGGAGCGACGGATACCTGGAGCGTAACCAAGTCCGTTGTGACGCTATGAATCGGAACGTACCATCTCTCTGCATTTGTTATGCCTAGCGATGAGCCGTTAATCACGGCCGTGACTGCATCAGCAAGTTGAATGGCTACAGCAGAGCTCATGGTGCTGCCGGAACGTAGGCGTCCGTCTCAACGTGCTTGGTTCTGATTCGCATCATCGACTCGTGCGGATCAGCCCACCTCCAGATGGTTTCTTCTCCCGAATATGGGGCTACCTCGAAGATCTCGACGTTGATGCCGATCGTACAGACGATCAAATCTCCGCGTAAAGGTTCAAGCACACTGCCGCCGTTAGTCAGATCCGAAGCGGCAATCAGGAAGTCCATGTCTGTGAGTTCGATTCGGAATCCGCCTGCCTGATCATCTAAGTGCAGGAGCTTGTTCCCAAACATCGCTCGACAGGCAATCCGATTCCCGTTGGTTTGGACGTAAATCACGTCTTCAGAAGCGTTGTCATGGAGTGTTTGAGTCAACCACGCTAGACTTGTGCGCAAGAAGTTCCGACCCGTTGACGGAGCGGGTATCGGTTGCGGAAAGTCAAAATCAAGGTACGAAGGATCCATCTTACGGGTCCAGTGTCACGCTTCGGCCGCCTCTCGGAGTCGTCGGAGAGAGCGTTACACGAGCTTTGGTTGGATCATTCACGTCGAAGAAAGTCTGATTGCCCTGACTATCCTGCGGAGCCACTTCACCGTAGATGCGTGCCAACAAGTAAGGGTTGCTGCCTCCATTTGCGATCACCGATTCCATGATGTCGTTAAGGCCGATCTCCTTGGATCCATCCCATTCTAAGGTCTGTGCGGGAGCCAACGGCGGTCCATCCGATGGAAGTGGCCCAGAGCCCTTTTGCTGATAAACGATCACGGAATAATTGCCGGCCGACAACGCGGGGAAGTTCCCCTCATAGATCCCGGTCGTCCCTTGTTCCGCCAGTGCGAGTTCATAGTCGGTCCAATCTGAGTTAACGACAGCCTCGAACACTGCGGTGAGAAAGTTCCAGACTTCCCCTACGGTGTTGAAGATCAACACGTAGAGGAGTTGCCCGGTCTTGTAGGCTACGGTGATCTCAGAAGCCATGAGAGCCTCAAACTATTGGACCGCTTTATTCAGGTTCGTATAATGGT